TTGCTTCCTCGGTAACACTGAAGCCCATAGCAATGGTTTCGTGCGTATAGCGAGCAGTAAATGCTTCTTGTGCGTTGTCATACTCAATCGCAGAACCTTCGTCTTTGACGGGGGCTGCGGAGAAACCAGACAACTTGGTCTCTTCTTCAAATGAGCGGTCAGAAGTCTCTGATTCAAAGATTTCTTTGTGCTCTTCACCGTACTTAGCATACTCCATTCCAAACAAAGCGTTCAGTCCGGGCAGGAGTTCTTTAAGTAATTGCGCTCTTGAAATAGCCATTTTACTCTACTCCTTAAATACCAGTAGTGTTGTCGAACGCATGACCTGCATTCCACTTCACATAGGCTTCAGTGAACCCGCCAGAGCTATTCTTAGTTTCTTGAACTAAGTCAACAATACGGAATGGAAGCGTTGCTGTAGTGGCAGACGTATCAGAAATAGCGCAACGAGAGTTACCCGAAATGCTGTCCCCAGTATTGTCTACACCAGCTACATTCGCGCCAATGTCGGTTATCGCCAAGTCACCAATCGTCGTGCCAGAGGACACAACAGCGGCCTTAAACAATACATCAGTTGCATCGCACACATACGCTTCAAGATCAGAAGCGGCGGTACTAGCAATGTAGTTTTGTCTAAAGGTCTTTTGACCAGTGTTGGGATCGGTGTATGAAACACCCATGAAAACTCCGATTGGAGTCATAGCAGCGTCAAACGTATCACGTTCAACAGTGCCGCCGGTCACTAGCTTAACAGCGTCCCCGTAGAAGATTGCGGTTCCGTAGCCACTAGCAATGCTGTAGTGACGTACAGTTCCAACGTAAGGGACACCGCTCAACAGTTTGACCGGAACAAGCCCATAAGGGCCACTTACAGTAGGATAAGCCATTTTAGCTCCTATTAAGTTCCGTTACCAAAAGTTACCTTTGTCTTTCTTTCGTTAAACAAAGGCATACGTGCGTCATTTTCACGCATCAGGTTGTTATCCACAGACTGTATTTGGTTTCTAGATTGCTGTTCATAGTGTGCGGTTCTCTCATCTACGATCTCTTGAGGTACTTTACACAACATGAGTCCGCCTTGGACGATGTTATCAGCAAACCTTTCCTGCTCCACATTCAACACTGTGAACTGTGGGTAGTCTTCGGCCCTTACGGGTTCCCAACCTTCGCGTAATTTTGAGGAGACATTAGTAGCGTCTACCTGACCTAGCATGGACACACGAACCCAACGAAATGCGTAGCCATCTTCTGGCTCAGGGGTAGGTAATACCTCTGGGCGCTGCCAAGATCGCTTACGAGTTTTCGTCTCGCGGTTCTCATTGTCACGCTTGATTCTGTTTTCAGCCATTATTGTTCCTCATTTCAAGTGCAGCCTGTCTGGCGTATTCTTCCAACGGTACTCCGAGTCTGTTAGCGAGTGCTACCTGTGTTTTGGTTAGCGTCACTTTGTTCGGTGCTGTGCTTCGCGTTGCGGGAGCCACTACATTAGCAGATTGCTTGCGTGTCTCCTGCGGTTCTTGCTGCTCTACAACATCATCGAACTCTTCTGGGAATACTTTTCGCATACGAGTATCTATTGTCTCGTAGTATTCGTCCGAACGGGGGTCAACCCCACTCTTAACCAATTTTTGATGCAACCCCATAGCGTATGCTGTCATCTCATCATCGACATGAAACCAAGAAGAATTTTCTTCTACCCATGCCTCTGCTTTCGGATCACGCACCTGTTGTGGGGCGGGTTGAGGATCTTGTACCTCAGTATTATCTTCTTGTAAAGAAGGCAATTTGAAATTATCTAACTTGTCTGCCTTCAATTTAGCAGTAGTTAGGTGTTCTTGCGCCTCTAGTAGCCTATCAGCGTCACCACTTTCATAGGCGTCCTTATAAGCAATCTTAGCACCATTAAGTTCCGAATCCACTACTCGTTTGGCCTGATCTAACAAAGCCTCGCGTGTAGTGCCTACGTCACCCTTTAAGGTCTTGTTCTCTTCGACAAGCCTTTGTGCTAACGCCTCTAGCTCTTCTCGTTCTCTGAGAGCGGCTTCTTTGGCGCGGCGTTGATCGTGGTAACCTTTGCTGATGTGCTTGATCCGGTTACGTACCTTTTTAGAGTATCCTTCAAGTTCTTCATCTGTAACGTCAGCCGGTGGCTCAGATGGCTTGTAGTCACGATCAGCCTTCGGCGTGTCGTCGATAACTTCGATTTCCACCTCTGCTTTCGGTTCTTCAACCTCAACTTCAGGTTCAACAGAAGTATTTGCATACTCTTCCGCAGTCTTTTTGCCGGATAGGTCAATCTCTACCTCCCCAGAATCTTCTATCACTATAGAGTCTTCTTTCTCTTCATCAGGAAAACTGTATTCAACTTTTTGGAACGGCATTTTTCTTCCTTACGCTCGTGTTACACCACGGGGGTCTGATACAACAGCTTCAATAGAGTCATCGTTCATTAAACGATACTCTACGTCGCCAACCTTGAATCTTGTGCCTGAGTTAGCACGAAACATCACATAATCACCCTGTTTACACCAAGGCCCAGTAGGGAACCTCTCAGAGTCATTATATGCTTGTTCACCCATATCCATCACAAGGCCAATAATAGACATTACGTACTCTTGGCTTTTTGTGGTGTCGGTCTTCAGTAAGTCCGTACCATCGAAGGTTTCTTCGATCTGCGGTAGTGCAACCAACACTCTGTACCCCACAGGGACAGGTAGTTGTGCTTCTAGCTCCTCAACTGTATTAACAGCTTCACTCATCGTCGTACTCCAAATTGCGCGAGAGGTCATCTACATAGCCCAGACAGGTTTCGAGACCTCGAATCAAACCTGTGGTTTCCTTGTACATGGAGAAGTCTTTAGCCCCTCCACCACTGAGAAATTGTAGTGCAGAGTCCTTATCGGACTCGATTCGTTCCTTTAGCACGTCAAAGACGGTTTTAGCCATTATTGGCCTCTATTGTTGTTGGAATCCTTCATTGTCTTGAGCAAGTCAAGATCTAACTTCGTATTGTCCTTCCTGCGATCTGCGGCAAGTTTAGCGCCCGCTTTCTGCGCGTCGATCTGCAATTCTTGCTGCTTCAGGGCCAGTTCAGCCTGATCCATCTGCGCGTCCTGCATGTTTTCTTGCGCCTGTAGCTGTAGCTTGGCCTGTTCGATCTGGGCATCTGCCTGATCTTTAGCCGCCTTACGCTGCACTTCTTGCTGCTTGATCTGTATTTCTGCTTGTTGCATCTGTACCACGGGGTCTTGAGCTTGCTGCTGTGCTTGCTGTTGGGCTTGCTGCTGTTGATTTTGCTGCGTAAGTTGCTGCCCAGCTTGTGCCATAAGACGGGCCAAATTGACCTCCATGTTCTCTGGTAGCTCGGCGTTTGGGTTGGGTAGTGGTGCGCCCAACTTCTCTTCCATATCCTTGCGGTACTTAAACCCAAGGTGTTCTGCTATGTGCGCCTGCAATGCAGCAGCAATACGCTGTGCTTGAGGGTTCTGCCCAATAGTCGCTGCAACCATCGGATCTTTTAAGAACGACTGGTGCGCTGCCATGTGAGCTTCGTGGTCTTGGTAGATAAACGCCTTCATAGGCTTACCATTCAAGGCGTTCATATTCTCGCTGACTGGGTCAGTCGGACGAATGTCATCTGTAGTTGGTACTAGCTTGTCAGCGTTCTTAACCCCCAACACTTCAATCATCTGCCTGTGTAACTGTGGCAGGTCGTAGATCTGTGGGGCTGATTGAGCCATCTGCAATACTGCTTGGTACTGCACAACGCGCTGGGCCATTGTAGAGCTGTTCGGATCACTGACTGGGATGACATCAACTGCCATATAGTCTGCCACGCGAGCACTCACTTCGCCACGCATCGGCTCGTAGGCATACTCTTCTGGCGCGTGCTCCGACATGATCGCCTTGAGCAGCTTAAATTCCTGCTTCATGGCGTAGTGGACACGGGCCTGTACCGCAGCCATAGGCTTTAGCGTACGCTCCAACAGGGCAAGCGTGGTGCCTACAGGAGCATTAGCTGACATGTCCGAGATGTTCATGTCACTGATAGCGCCCAGACGACGGCCTTCACTCGTAATCTGATTTAACAGGGCTAACAGAGTCTGACTTGGCTCCTTGTATGGGAGCGGCATGATGTTGTCGCGGATGCTACCTGACGGTACGTCTACATCCTTGAACTCTCCCGGCTCAATCGGCGTGTCATCGCCCTTAATACGCAACCCACGAGCTTTTAGACCCCCCGGCAGGTTAGCTAGCGTGCCAGCGTCCACCAGTTGCCGTATCAGCGACGTTCCAGCCTTAGCGTATCCCCCTATGATGTGGATAAGACCAAGTCCATAGAACCCAAATCCGGGCACGTACACGTAGTGCACAAAATGCTGACGCTTCAGCATCAACGGATCATCGGGGTTCCAGTTTCGACGTATGGCAAGGATCTCGTTCGTACCACGCTCTAGCGTTACCACGTACGGCTTGGCAATATCATCCTCATCATCGTCGATGCCTTCAATGACCAGATCCGCATGTATCTCATATAAAGAGTAGCGGTTATCGTCTGTCAGTGAATACCCACCCTCTTCAGCCTTACGTTCTTCTATATCAGTGTGGTACGTTTGTGGCTCGCCCAGCTCCACATCTCTGTAGAACCCGCCAGCCTGTAATTTTCTTAACTCGTTCTTGGTCTTACGCATGATGTGCGTAACACGTTCTGCCGTCTCAATGTGTGAGGCACCGTAGGGCACGACCACATCTTCGGCGGGTATATACACGGCAGTCTGTCGGCCTATGTTTGGGTCAAAATAGACCTTCTTAAACGCACTACCAGCCAAACCGAGGCTGTACAGGAGGCGCTCGTGCTCAGGTCTGTACTCCACCATGCGCTCGGTGAGTTCGTAGTTCATGTCCGCTTTTACGCGGTTTGCCGCTTCTTCCTTGTCCTTATCTTCCACGCCGATAATCTTGACCTTTACAGGGCCAGCGGCTGGGAACGTCTCGGACATTGTTTCGGCTTGGAAGCGAATAGCGGCTTCAGCGAGGACTGTAGAATACACACCGCACGCGCCCTCCCACGGATCAGTACGCTCTTCGTACTTGAAGCCCAGTACATCCAGACCCTTAACAAACGTATCGGCCCAGTCCTTGCGACTAGATATGTCCGAATCTACAGACCCTATCAAGTTATCTGCTAACTTGTTAAGTTGTCCGTCGCCCAACGCTTCTGCTAGGTTGGCGTCGAACGACATGACATCTGTAGTGTCTGCGTCGGGAATGATAGTGATTTCTACACTACCGTCGTCTAGCGTCACCATCTCTGGATTTACAATCTCAATCTCCAGACCAGCGGTTTCGTCGTCTTCTATGCCCTGTGGTGCAGCGTATAAACCTTTTTCTATAGCCATAATGTATCTCTAAATTAGTCTTGTGCGTCCGCCTGCACGGAACCCTTCAGGCATCTCAACTGTACGGTCAAAGTAGTTCCCTCGCGCCATATTAGGATAGCGTCTTTTGAAGCTACCGTGCTTCATAAAACGAAGTACATTCGGGTGCTGTAACAACTCTTCGGTATATCCAGCAAGCTCTTCATCCGTCGCTTCACGCGCAGCATTGTACATTGCTGCATATCGGGCGGGGTCATCATCTTCCGAAGATAAGCCAAACGCCGCCTCGGTATGAAGTAAGTCCGCCAATAAACGTACGTTCTCTGCAAGGTCGTCTCTGTTTTGTGATGTCATAATGTCTTGGACTCGGTTTAGCCTCTCCATATTCGCATCAGTGCCTTCAAAGTGCCTGTATTCGTGAGCAAAAACACGCGGGTTTGCGTTCACTGCTTCTAGTGCTGTCACCGTGTTAGGCTCAACCTCTAGCTCGTAACCCTTATATCTCTGCCGAAGGTTCGGGTTTTCAGGGTCTTTAATGTTGCCCGTAGACATACCTTTTATGCCAGCCCCTTCCGGGCCAACACCCGCTTCTTCTGGGAACGCCTTTAACCTAGCGCGAGATGGATCAATCGTTGAGCCTTTCGGCATATACGGGGCGACGGCTAGCTGAAACTCTGCATCGCCAAGTTGAAGGGACGCAAGGAAATCCCTCTGCTGTGCTTCAGACATCTTGTTTGCTGCCTTAGTAAGCACGCCCTTAGACTCGGGAGATCCCTTGGATATGTGTTCTTTTAGTTCTGGTATTAATGCCATTAATAAAACCCGCCCCGCCGCGACTTAAAGTATCTTTGTTCTTCAGGCTCATCTGTCGGTAGGCGTATAAACCCGCCCTGCCTGAAACGCATGAGTGCCATGACTGTGGAGTCAACCAAGTCATCATGGCTCATAAACGGAAATCCGGCAATCTCCTCAACTACCTCTTCCGCCCACCGTGTGGGGGGTACCCACACCAAACCAGACGCTACAATATCAGATACTGAGTTCAGACGTGCTAACTTATCACCTGATCCCCTGTGGGGCGTATACTCTGATACTGGCAGTCCCATGCGCCTCATCTCTTGGTACAGCGCCGTGCCCGATGACTTCTTCTCCACGATGAACGCATCGGGTTCCCACTCACTATACTCCTCCAGCGCCATCTCTTTTAGCTCTGGGAACTCCATCCGCTGCTTGATGCTGTTGAGCAGGATGATGTTATACGCTCCCGTCTCTTCGTACAGGAACACACCCCATGTAGTCAGCGCCGTGAAGTCGGCACGGTTGTGCTTTTCTGCCGCTGCGTCCAGAGACATGATTATATACTCACAACTTGGAGGCCGTTCCTGATCCCAGATCTGCCACCACTCCCGCTTGACCAGCGCAGCCTCTTCCGCCGTGGGTGTCTGCTGGTACTGCGCGTTCCACTGGAATGTAGGCATGGATGCCTTAGTCCGTAGCAGCGCCTCTAGGTCAAAGAACTCAGGCCACAAGGGTTTCTCTGTGACCTCTTCGGTCTCTGCGTCTTCAACTTCCAGTATGGCTGGGAATTCGACGATTTCGTACTCATCTGCCCTGTCGTTCTGCGTCATATCACGCACAACACGCCCCGTCAGGTCATCTTGATGCCATCGGGTCTGAATTATTGCAACACGGCCCCCCGGCATCAGACGAGTCCGTGCACCGAAGGTAAACCATTCGTACGCCTTCTCAAAAACAGCAAAATTACCGTTAATTACGTCCTGTTCCGAGTGCGGATCGTCAATTAACAGTAGATCAGCACCACGACCAGCCAATGCAGAGCCAACACCGCACGCATAATACTCGCCGCCGACGTTAGTATTCCATCTACCAGCCGATTTAGAGTCGCTGGCAAGCTGCACCGTAGGGAAAATAGCCTGATATGCGTCTGTAGAGATCAGATTTCGCACCTTACGACCAAAATCTACCGCCAAATCAGTGGTGTGCGACACCATCATCACCTTTTTGCCGGGATTTCGCCCTAAAAACCACGCTGGGAAGAAGATAGAGACAAGTTGGGACTTGCCGTGGCGCGGTGGGATGTTCACACAGATGCGATCCTTGTTACCTTCTTCAATATCCATCAACATGTCAGCCAAAATACGGTGATGCTTACCTACAATGTAATCTGGCTGCATACGTTTGCAGAATTCTATCAGGTCGTCATAGGCTTCTTGGTTAGCCTGACGTGTCGCAAGCTCATCCACGATGCGATTGATCTCTATAACTTCGTCATCAGAGAACGCATCAAGGTTATCCAGCATGTTCTGGACTTCTTCCTCAGTAAAGTCGGGAACGGCCTCAATCATCGTATTCTTCTGGCCCCAGCACTTCATCCAGATCTAGTGTTTCGCCATCCAGAATGACCGCATCTTCTGCATACTCTATAGGCTCGACCAGTTTCTCCAACTTTGAACGTAACTTGTTACGTAGATCGTCCGTAGACTGGTGCGTTATGGTTACTTCCGTCTTCTCTGCAAATAACCCTACGTCTGAAATCTTACCCAGTAGCTCCAAAGCACGTATACGGATACGTGGGTCGTCATTCTCCGACTCTAATAGCAGCTTGTTAGTAACTAGGTGCCGGAGTTGGGTTGCGTTTTCTGCAACAGAGTGTCCGAACTCTTGGAGTATGTTGTTGGTAAGTATGATGGAGGCAGGTGTAAGGGTCGAAATTTTCTTCGTTGTAGCTTTCTTAGAAGTTTTTTCAGGATCTTCCGCGTAAGCCGCAGCAAGTTTTGCAGCGGTGTCTTTGTCATCTTTGTTGGGTTCAACATCTAGGCCGTATTCGGATAACTCTAAGGCTGTATTGCACGCAGCTTCCGCCTTATCTCTAAGGTCTTCGTATG